CGAGATTAACTTTCACCAACGCGTAGACAACTACGCAGTGGTGCAGACTCTCACAGATAACGACGTTGCAGTCGGTGAGTCAATCACTGTCGCAGGTCTTGGGCATGGGCTAAATGGTACGTTTACTGTTTACGCCCAGCCTCAGTACCTCTTCCTTGGTACCGACTCATTAGGAAACTTACTTTTTGACGCGTCTTTCCCATTACCCAATCAGGTGATGTACTACGACGCAGATGCAGACTTAGAACGTTCTGCCGCTATCCCTATGGGTACTTTGACTTTTGTGCAGACTTGCACATGGGTGACAGCAGCCCAAGTGATGACATACCTAGGCGTGACCATTGACAACACCAGCGATGACTACACACTGCTTACGCAGGCGACTTCGGCCAGTAATGCCTTCTGCTTTAGGCGCAGGCAAGAGTCCGGCTATACGGGTGACTCTTTAAGTTCTAGCCCGTCGGGTGACGTCACCATGGGGACGCTAATGTATGCCGCTTCAGTGTGGAGGGCTCGCGGAAGTGTGCAAGATACTTTTGCCACCTTTGACGGAATGGGCTCTGCAAGCGTCTCAGCGATGACTCCAATCGTGAAGCAGTTACTGGGCATCCCACGCCCTCAGGTCGCTTAGTGGCTTACACAGACCTCCTGAACGAAGGTCTAGACGACCTCACGGCTTTCCTTACGGCAGTCACTGGCTTACGAGTCATTAACGACCCAACTAAGTTAATCCCTAATGCCGTTTTCATTGACGCGCCATCCTTCACAATTTTTGCCGGTAATGGCAACATCGTTAAGATGATGTTCCCTGTAAAAGTGATTGGCTCCGGACCTGCTGGCCTGCCAGTTCTGCGTCAGTTGCTTTCAATCACGGCAGCAGTGCTTAACAGTAAAGTCGTAGTCATGTCTGCTAACCCCACTGCTTATTCCATTGGTGGCGCGGACTATCCCTGCTATGACCTAGTAATATCTATTCAAGCCCAAACAGCGTAAGGAAATCATGGCGTACACAATCATTGCCGAAAACGTAGGAACACCCGGAGACGAGTATGTCCCTGTTGAAGGCATAAATATCGAAGCACTCTTAGAGGGTGGCTTTATCAAATCCGACAAAACACCTACCAAATCTGCTAAAACAGTAGAAACATCTCCAGAGGAGTAACCCATGGCCACAAGTACCGTACTTTCTAACCCAGTCGTCACGATTAACAGCGTGGACCTAACAGGGAACTGCTCAGCAGTCAGCCCAATGATTAAAGCAACAGCCCTAAGCGCAACTAGTTTCGGAGATACTTCCACCAAATTCGTGGCTGGTCTTTACGACAACGAAGTCAGTTTTGATATGTACTGGTCAGAAGCAGCAACGTCTGTCTACGCAACTATTAAGGCTCTTATCGGCACGACCTTTAACGTGACATGGAAAGCGACTTCAGCCGCTACCAGTGCCACCAACGTTTTGGAGACACTGACAGGGTGTTATCTTGAGGACATTAGCCCGCAATACAAAATCGGTGAATTAGCCACAATCTCAATAACTGTGAAGGGCGGGGTTTACTCCTCAGCCATTTCCTAAAAACAAAGGAACCCGACATGAAAGTCAAACTCAAGGTAGACACGGGCGAAGGCCCGTATGAAGTCACAACCAATCTCTGGGTAATTACCCTATGGGAGCGCAAGTACAAACGTCACGCTTCCGAAATGACTGCCGGTATCGGCATAGAGGATATGGCCTTCTGGGCTTACGAAGCATCCAAACTTGCTGGCGTAGTTGTCCCTGTGGTCTTTGACGACTTCATTAAAAAACTGGAGTCAGTTGAAGTAGTTTCGGAGGAACCCGAAAACCCTATCCAGCCTCTACTTACCGACACGCTTTAGCCGGCGTACTGGTTGCCACAGGTTGGTGGCCACAGGAAGTAGAGTTTGACGTGCAAGACCTCTCGACAGTCATAAAACTTATAAATGAAAGTCGGAAGGCATGACAGTAGACCTAGGCATGGAGTTCTCAGGGCTAAAAGACGCACTGGCAGAACTTAATAAGATTGACAAGAAACTACGTCGCGGCATCACTACCGAGTTCAAAAGTATTGTGCAGCCAATCGTAGGCAGGGCCGAGTCAATGCTTCCTTCCGGTGCTCCCATATCTGGTATGGCTCGGTCATGGAAAGGTAAGTCAGGTGCTGACATTATGTCTTGGAATGACCTTCGTGTGCGTAAGAACATTAAAGCCTTTACCAGTGGCAAGAAAGTGCGAGAGGCTCCGGGTGGATTTAAGCAGAATTTAGGCACGTTTGGTATTAAATGGCTGGGGCCTCAGGCAGAGTTATTCGATATGGCAGCCAAGGGAATTATGGGTGCGAACCTTATTGCTAGGTTTGGCCCGCCATCGCGCATTATTTACAAGGCTTACGAAGAGGCTAAAGATGACACGGACCGCCAAGTGCAGGACCTAGTTAATAAAGTAATGCTACTTACAGGAAATCAGGGGCGTATCTAATGAGTGTCGTACTAAACATTTTGAGCGAATTCGACGGCTCAGGAATAGATAAAGCCAAGAAACAATTTTCGCAACTGGAGACCAGTGGGCAGAAAGCCCAGTTTCTCTTAAAGAAAGCAGCCATTCCTGCTACTGCTGCACTTGCTGGTCTTGGCGCGGTCATGTTTGACGCGGCTAAAGGTGCTATGGAAGATGAGCAGGCACAGGCCATTCTTGCCCAAACATTGCGTAACACTACTGGCGCAACTGACGCACAGATTAAAGCAAATGAGGATTGGATAAGTACGCAAGGTCGTCTTATCGGTATCACGGACGACGAGTTAAGGCCTGTTTTGGGTCGTTTGACTTCCCAGACGCATGACGTTCAGAAGGCACAAGAACTTGCTTCCCTAGCCATGGACGTCTCTGCCGGTACTGGAAAGAACCTCTCAACAGTCACAGAAGCACTTGCTAAGGCTGCGGGCGGTAACACTGCTGCACTAGCCAAATTGTCCCCAGAACTTAAAGCCATGGCTAAAGAGGGTGCAACTGCTGACGAAATGATGGCCGCCCTTTCCGGCACATTCATGGACCAAGCCGAAATTGCTGGCAACACCACAGCAGGAGGCATGAAGAAACTGTCTACCGCAATCGGTGAAGCCAAGGAAGGCATAGGCGCAGCCCTGCTTCCCATACTTGAAAAACTAATGCCAGTACTTCAATCCTTTGCACAATGGGCGCAAGACAACCCAACCATTCTCATGGTCGTAGTAGGTGCCTTTGCCGCGCTGGCAGCGGCCGTAGTACTTGTAAACCTCGCTATGGCCGCCAACCCAGTCGTGCTTATTACTGCTGCCGTTATCGCTTTAGGTATTGGCATCTTTGCCGCCTATAAAAAGTTTGAACCATTTCGTGACATTGTGGACTCAATCTTCGGCGGGATTAAATACTGGATTAACGAAGTAACTATTCCAGCGTTCAAACTTCTCTTGGGCGTCGCTAAAACAATCTTTAACGGCATAGCCACAATCTGGAATAACACCTTCGGAAAACTCTCTTTCAACATTCCATCGTGGATACCCGGAATTGGTGGTAAAGGTTTCGACGTACCTAATATCCCAATGATGGCAGAAGGCGGCATCGTGACAGGTGGCCCAATGTTGGCGATGATAGGCGAGCGCGGACCAGAGGCCGTAATCCCTCTAACTGGCCCTAACGCTGGTGGCGGAATGGGTGGAAATACTGTCACTATAAACGTAAACGGCGGCGACCCTAACGCAGTAGTACAAGCGTTACGTACTTACATGCGCCAAAACGGTTCTATACCTATAAAAGTAAGCAATATTTTTTAATGGGTTTGCAAACATATACCGTTTATTATTCAACGGACGCCATAACATATACAGCCCTAACCAACGTCCAAAATATTACGGTAACCGTTGGTAGACAAGCGCAATTGGACGCTATACAAGCATCTACAGGCTCGGTAACTTTGCGCTATCCAATGGGTTATGCGTCACCTATTGCGGCGTTAGTTTCAGGAACTTATATTAAAATACGCAATACAACTGGTACCGCTTATGATTTTTGGTATGGCAAAATAAGCAACGTAAAAGCAGATTACGGTATTCCATACGCAAGCGGCGTGGGAAATGCCGATTATGTGACGCTCACACTAGAAGGCGCTTATGCGATATATGGACGAATGGAAGGCAACAATTACAGCATGGCAGCCAACACGGCTACTAACCAATGCGCTAACGCCACAACACAAACGGGCTCTACGGTTTCATTTTTTAACGGCGGAACAAACCCAGAAGTAGGCGCTACAACGGTTTCGAGCACGTGGGGTGATTGGATTGGCCGCCTTTGTTTAACTACTAACGCCCGATTATGGGACGGCTACGGCAATGCAAATACAATCGTTGGCCCGTACGGCACCGGCAACAACACCGAAACAACGAGCACTATAAATTTTAGCGACATTGCAAATAACGCCACAAACCAAGTTTACGACCAAATAGATTTTAAAAGCCTCGCGGATAATTTCTACACCCGAATTAGGGTAACTACTGAGTCTTTTGGAACTGCTCAAAAAACAAAGGTCGGCGCGTTAAAGCCGTTTCGCGCTTATCAAGTAAACACTATAAATGCTTCGGCAGGTCAAGCAACAGATTACGCAAACTACCTCTTAGCAAACTACGAAACGGCCCGTTTCGCTTTGGGTTCTATTTCTTGTGCAGCCGAAAGCCAAAACAATTTCAAGTTAGACCAAATTGGCTCTAGCCTTTACGCCTCAACGGGCGCTATATGGCCGTGTTGTCCGGGTATGCGGGTTTCGGTAGATT